CGAAGCTATCGCTGCTGCGCAACAAGTCGACTCGCTCGGGATTCAGGCCCTGGAAGACTCAATAAACGGGAACCCCGATGCGAAGCCAGCATAACTTTAGCCAGACCCCGAGCGTCAATATTCCGCGCTCGACGTTCAATCTCAGCCACCCGCACAAAGTCGCGTTTGACGCGGACGACCTGGTGCCGATCTGCCAGCCTATCGACATCATTCCGGGTGATACTTTCAACTTTAAGACGCATTTCTTCATGCGTCTGGCCACGCCGTTGGACCCGATAATTGATAACCTGCATTTCGATACGTTCGCGTTCTTCGTGGCCTACAGAACCATTTGGGACAACCATGAAAAATTCCACGGCGCCCAGGATGATCCGGGCGATTCAATATCATTTACGATCCCGACCGTGTCTGGAGCAGGCACGGGCGGAACTCCTGTCGGCGGGACATGGGACCTATTCGGTCTTCCTCCAATCGCTATCCCGGATAACCTGCCGGTGTCCGCGCTGCCGTTTAGGGCGTATACGAAAATCTATAACGACTGGTTTAGGTCGGCTACGCTGCAAGATTCGTGGATCGAAAACACGGATAACGGACCGGACAACATCACGACTGCGAGCGGTGCTGGTAACATCCCTGCGGTCCTCTTCAAACGAGGCAAGCGGTTCGATTACTTTACCTCCGCGCTACCGGCACCCCAACGCGGGACCGCGCCCACTATTTCTCTGGGTACGACCGCACCTGTAGTCGGCACTGGCGCGCCTACATTTGAGAATGCGGCCACGAGCGACTCGTTCGGTGTAATGAACCGAACGGGCGTGGCCGACTTCGTATGGCAGCTATCGGGAGGCACCGATGGCGCGGCGTCCTGGTTAACGACTGAATTGGAAACGGACCTTGCGTCCGCCACCGGTCTGAACATCAACGACATTCGCCTGGCATTCGCGACGCAACAGATCCTCGAGCGGGACGCCCGCACGGGCACCAGGTACGTCGAAGTACTGAAAGGCCGTTGGGGTGTTACCTCGCCCGACTTCCGCCTCCAAAGAGCCGAATATCTCGGCGGAGGCAGTAGTCGGGTCATAATCAATCCGGTCACCCAAAATACGGCCGCTTCCACACCAACCTCTCCCGCTGAACAGGATAAGCTCGGAAATCTGGCCGGCGTCGGTACCGTATCGGGCACTCATTCCTGGTCAAAATCGTTCGTAGAACACGGCGTCGTTATTATCCTGGGTAACCTCCGCGCCGATCTGAGCTATTCCCAGGGTGTTGACCGATATTGGTCTAAGTCCACCCGGTACGACTTTGTGTATCCCGAAATGGCGAACATTGGCGAGCAGGCAATTCTCAACAAGGAAATATTCGTCACCGGAACCGGCACCCCTGCGACGGATGACCTGGTGTTCGGGTACAACGGTCGATACGACGAACACCGCTTTCTGAACGGTAAAATCTGCGGCATCATGCGATCCGCGTCCGCTGGCGGTACCGCCATCACCGGTTCCCTTGAATCCTGGCACCTGTCGGAAGACTTCGCGTCACTGCCTACGCTGAATTCCGCTTTCATCGAAAGCGACACCAGTACTCCCCTGGATAGGGCTATCGCGATCCCCACGGAGCCACACATGATCGCGGACTTCTTCCATGAGATTAAAGCCGCACGGCCGCTGCCGACCTTCGGCGTGCCTGGTCTGACCCGACTGTGAGCGATCTTGAAAGACAATCGTCCAATCCGTTTGCCGGATTCTTGTCGGCGGCTGTGCCCCTGCTCGGTGGAATCTTTTCCGGGCTGGGGCAGTCTCGCGCTAATAAAGAAGCTCGCGCCGAAGCGCAACGCAACCGCGAGTTTCAAATGCACATGTCAAACACCGCCATCCGAAGACGAATGGCAGACCTTCGTGCGGCTGGCCTCAATCCTATCCTTGCAGGCAAGTTCGACGCTTCATCCCCGGCAGGAAATATGGCTCCGGTGGGGAATGTGGGCGGTGCCGCTGCGGATGGGGCTTCCAAAGCCGCGACTAGCGCCCTATCTGTTGCCCAGGCAAAAAACATCCGAGCGAACACCCGCATCACGAACCTTAATGCGGACCTTCTTGAACCCCGCGCGGCTATCGCGCGTGCGACATACAACACTGGCGCGAAAGTGGCGGAAGGTGTAAGAACCTACGCCCTGCCCGAACAGGACCCGATCCAGGGTGAACCGTTCCCGTCTATGGACAAGCCTGACACTCTCGACGAGTGGACAGCGCCCAGGACAGTGGGCGGTGAAACCGTCCCACGTACCCACAACGAGGCCGGATTAAAGGCCGTTGTGGAATATTGGAATAAATCCCAGGCGAGTCGTTGGCGTCCTAAGCCATCTCGCCGCACACTAAACTCCGTCTACCGCCGCGCGGTGCTGGAATCCAAAAGGAAAGCGAAACAATGAGCCTCAAACTAGCCGCCCTGGTGAAAGAGCTTCCCCAGGCACAAAGGAAAAAACTCACCCGCGCGTCGTGCCTTGAATTGCTCCCGGAAAAAGAATGGGGCGAAAGCCGCACGGAGCAATGCCACAAGGACGAGTGTGACATCAACAAGATCATGGCCCGTTACCAGGTGAACGGGACTATTTCGCACGTCAACAAATACCAGGGCGTGTACGCTGATTTCAGCGATTTCGATTTCCACGCCCATACGCAAAAACTCACGCAAGGGCGCGAGATATTCGACGCCCTGCCTTCGGAAGTCCGAGACGAGTTCCGACAATCTCCCCAGGCGTTCTTTGACTTCGTCAACGATCCGGCCAATAAGGACGATCTCCTGGAGAAACTCCCGGCGCTGGCGGCACCAGGCGACCAGCTCCCGCCGGAAAATTCCCCCACGGCTGATAGGGCCGCCCGTGAGGCGGCCGCAAGCGAGCCTGTGGCGAGCGAAACCGCTACCGAGACCCAAGAATCGAGTGGCGGGCCTCCCGCAACCTCGGAAGCCGAATAGCCTGGCATTTCTACATGCCAAGCCCCAAAAGGCCCCTTTATGGGGCCTTTTCTATGTCCGCCGAGAGAAATCTCGGCCAGTTCTATAGCTACTTGACTCTAGAACTGGCGCACTGGTCCCTGACCATGCGCAAAAAAACCCCTCAGGCGAAGCCTGAGACCATAGCGAGCGAAGCGAGCGATACGCTCTGCTGAGGCCATCGCTATGGCCGAAGTGCAGTAAAAAGAGCTACTGGTGGGGTTCGGGGAGGGCGTACGATAGATCAAAAGTTGTGAGCGGTCGGTTAAGACAGCACTGGGGCTAACGGAGACCTATGAGCGCAGCGAATCCGTCGACGTCCCCAGGCTAATCGTCTATATAAGCGAACTACGAAACTTAAAGCGCCTCCCCGACTAGACTCCCCCACAGGAATACCCCATAATCGGGTCATCAGACGCAACCAATAACAGTAGGGGTCTCCTGTGAAACAAATAATCCGCAAAGCACTCATTACGCTGGGACCTCTGGCGCTGATGGGCTGCTCCGTCACCTCGCTTCAATGCGGGGTTGACGGTGATAGCTCCTTCGTGAATCTCAACACGACGCCTCAGGTCCTAGCACAAAACGCCCGTACTATGGGCGAACTCTGTTCCTTCGCCTACGACCAGGAGAACTCCGATGAGACGTAGAATGTCCCGCAAGCGTTCCCGCCGAAACTTCCGGCGCCATGCCGGTACCCACCGGAAGAACTTCAAGAATTTCAACCAGCGCGGTGGCTACCGTCTGTAATGCCCTGCTACAAGCCCCTAAAGGGATTTAAGGACTATCAATCCGGTGGACTTACGTTCGATAAAAGAAAAGGCTCGCAAGCACTGGAAGTGGCTTGCGGTCAGTGCCTTGGCTGTCGCGTGGATTACCGCCTCATGTGGGCTATTCGTATCGTCCACGAAGCTAGTATGTGGGTCGATCGAGGCGGCAATTCGTGGGTTACTCTCACCTATCGGTCACCAGAGGAGTGCACCGATCAACAGTACCGAGACGGTCTATACGTTCCCCAGGACTACAGCCTCGCCCCTAGCCACGTCAGCAAATTTATCCGCGCTTTGCGAAAGCGAAACCAACATAAAAAAATTCGCTACTTCTATTGCGGCGAATATGGCGAACTCGGCCGTCCTCACTACCACGTCTGTCTATTTAATCACCAGTTCCGGGATCAACGACTGTGGCAGGATAACGAGGGCCTATATACATACACCAGTGAATCCCTCGACGAAGTCTGGCCTTGGGGCTTCGCCACCGTATCGGAACTCAATCTACACACAGCCAGCTACACCGCCGGTTATTGCTTCAAGAAAATTACCGGGAAAATGGCAGAGGACCATTATTTACGATGTGACGAATACGGCGAAGCCTATTGGCTGTATCCAGAATTTGTCCGAATGTCTACCGGACGTGGAAAACCATCAGGAATAGGGGCCGAGTTCTATAAGAAATTTACCTCCGACATATTCCCGCGGGACACCTGCCCGGTACCAGGTAAGGGCACGTACCAACTTGTACCCCGCTACTATCAGAATATCTTGGCCTCGGACGATCCAGACATGCTCGCGGCCATCAAGGAAACACGACAAGAGTTCATCAAAGCCCACGCGGCGGACTTTACCCCGGAAAGACTCCAGGATAAGTACAAAGTCGCCCAGGCTAATTTCAAAAGACGCAACCAGAGGTCATTACAATGAAAGTACAGTGTTACGCAATCTTCGATACTTGCTCAGGCATATATGAAAAGCCTTTCTTCCATACCGCTGACGACGTTGTACGGCGCGAATTCCAGGACATCGCGGTTTCAGCGGACCATCCGATTTCTAAACACCCCGAGCACTATTCGCTCTATCGCCTCGGGATATTCGACAATACGACCGGGAAGCTCACCGACGAGACCAACGAATGTCTGTGGACAGCACACGAAGCTATCGCTGCTGCGCAACAAGTCGACTCGCTCGGGATTCAGGCCCTGGAAGACTCAATAAACGGGAACCCCGATGCGAAGCCAGCACAACTTTAGCCAGACCCCGAGCGTCAATATTCCGCGCTCGACGTTCAATCTCAGCCACCCGCACAAAGTCGCGTTTGACGCGGACGACCTGGTGCCGATCAGCCAGCCTATCGACATCATTCCGGGTGAT